AGGGCCGCCAGGCGCCGTCCTGCCAGGTGCCGTTCAGCTCCGGGAAGCCCAATAATGGGTAACCATGGCTGTGAATGTGTTGTGTGCGGCGAGGAACGCCGTGGTATTATGGGTGTGGATGGTTGTGATACCGAACGCGAAGCTCTTTTAAAGAACTGTTCCGAATACAGAGATATGCGACTTCGCCAATTTGAAGAAAAATTAGATAATGAACGTGAATTATTGTTGGAAGGAATTTCGAAATGAGTGTGAAGTTGATTGCCGTAAGCCAACCAAGAATTGAAGGAGTAGAAACAGCAGAGGATTTGATTGCGTTTTGTGCGCGGGTGAGTAACCCAGCCAACCAATTGAATACCGGCACAGCAGACAAGCTTCTGAAATATTTGGTAAAGAATAAGCATTGGTCGCCATTTGAAATGGTGAACATGACAATTGAAATCCGCACAACCCGAGACATTGGTCGGCAGATACTACGTCACCGTTCATTCTCATTCCAGGAATTCTCACAGAGATATGCTGTTCCGCCGCCAGCAGATTTTACTACTGACCGTGAGGCGCGACTACAAGATGCTAAGAATAGACAGAATTCGGTTGAGGTTGATGATACTGAATTGCAGAAGCAATTTGAAGTGTACCAGAAAGGCGCACTTGCATATGCTCTGGATTATTATAAATGGGCAATTGACAAGGGTATTGCAAAGGAGCAAGCCAGAATCTTCTTACCAGAAGGTATGTCACCAACCCACATGTATATGAGTGGTTCACTTAGATCATGGATTCACTATTGCGAACTAAGAATGGGTAACGGTACCCAGAAAGAACACCGAGAAATTGCGAAAGGTTGTTGGGATATTATCACGACAGAATTTCCATCACTAAAGGAAGTTTTAAATGTGGACTAAAGAAGATATGATGAGGCTTCCTCAGGAGAAATTGCCTGAGATTGGAAGCGACAAAACCTATAATGATGTTTTGAAAATAGAGGAGGGTTGGAAAAACAACGAAGAAACCAAACCTCAAATTGACTTGCTCAATACCAAACTTAGAAGTGAAGCAGAAGAATATTGGCGAACCATTGATGAGGCTCAACTAGAAGTTCAAATGGACAAGGTTAACCTCATTAACGATATCGCGGAAAAGTTTAAACAAAAACAATAATAAGGAATAAAAATGACGATACAAGCCGAGAATGTCCCCATTAAAGACCGGGACACCAGAACGCTATTAGCAGACACAAAGTTTTTCGAAGGATATTCTCGTTATAGCGAAGAAAACCAACGCTATGAAACATGGCAGGAATCCGTGGCGCGTGTAATGAATATGCACCGCAAGTTTTTCGCCAATACAATCGCAAAGAATCCCACCCTAGGTGGATATATCGATGAAGTAGAAAAAGCATATGCAGACCGCCGGATTCTAGGAGCCCAGCGGTCTTTGCAATTTGGGGGTGATCAACTGCTGAAACACCACATGCGTATCTATAATTGCACCTCAAGTCATTTGGACAGACCTGCATTCTTTGGAGAATACTTTTATATTCTTCTCTGCGGTGCCGGTGCTGGTTTCTCCGTGCAGAAGCATCATATCGCCAAATTACCGATGATTCGGCCTAGAACCAAACAACCAAAAACACATACAATTGAGGATAGCATTGAAGGTTGGGCAACAGCCCTCGACGTTCTGTTGTCCTCATTCTTTATTGGGGGCGGCGTTCATCCTGAATATGAAGGTCGCCGTGTTTTCTTTGAGTATCATAAAATCCGTAAAAAGGATTCTCTGATATCAGGTGGCTTTAAAGCGCCTGGTCCTGAGCCATTGAAACGCGCTCTTGCGCAAATCGAAGAATTGTTAACAAGCATTGCAGAGGAAGGAATTCTCCATCCAATTCATGCATATGATATTTGTATGCACGCCGCAGATGCCGTTCTTTCAGGTGGCGTTCGCCGCGCTGCAACCATTTGTCTATTCTCTAAAGATGATCAAGAAATGATTCAAGCCAAGACAGGAAACTGGATGGCCGAAAATCCACAACGCGCTCGTTCAAATAACTCTGTTGTGTTACTACGCAACGAAGCCAAGTTTGAAGAATTTGCACAGATTATGGAATGGGTAAAACAATTTGGCGAACCTGGTTTTGTGTTTGTAAATTCACTAGAGCATTGTTTTAATCCTTGTGTAGAAATTGGCATGTACCCTAAAACTGTTAATGGTGTTTCGGGATGGCAAGGCTGTAATCTAGTCGAAGGCAATGGCGCATTGTGCAAGTCTAAAGAAGAATTTTTTGAATTGTGTCGAAACGCAGCCATCTTGGCCACTATGCAGGCCGCTTATACAGATTTTAAGTTTGTTGGACCTGCAACAAAGGAGATATTTGAGCGGGAGGCACTACTTGGTGTTTCTTTGACAGGCTGGATGAATAGTCCTGATATTCTGTTTGACGAAAAGGTCCTTAGAGAAGGCGCCAAGATTGTCAAGGAGACAAACCGAGAAGTAGCCAAGATGCTTGGTATTAATCCGGCCGCTCGTACTACATGCGTTAAGCCAGCAGGAAATGCCAGTGTGTTACTTGGCACTGCTTCTGGTATTCACCCTGAACATTCCAAACGTTATATCCGCAATATACAGATTGGCAAATCACAAGAGGTTTCTGATATAATACGTAAGATTAATCCTTACATGGTCGAGGAATCGATTTGGTCGAGTTCCAGGTCTGATAACATAATCAGCTTCCCGGTTATACCTCCGAAGGGCAGCATATATAAGGATGATTTGAATGGTGTTGAATTTCTTGAAAAGGTTAAGCTTGTCCAGAATACTTGGGTTGAAGCAGGAACCGACGAAAGCCTATGTGTCGACCCGACGGTACGCCATAATGTTTCCAACACAGTTACAGTTAGGGCTGACGAATGGGACCAGGTCACAGAATATCTCTTTAAGAACAGGAAGCACTTCACCGGTGTTTCTCTCATTGGAGAATCGGGAGACAAGGACTACTTCCAGGCACCCAATATCGAGGTATTATCGCCCCGCGAAATGGTAAGAAAATATGGTGAGGCCGCCTTGTTTGCATCGGGTCTTATTGTTGATTCAACTAAAGGGTTTAAGAACCTATGGGATGCAACGTCCATTGCTCAACAGACCACTGACGATTCCAGCCAGGAATTGAAGGATATTCGTGCTGATTGGATTAGGCGTTTCATTAAGTTTGCTGAAAACTTCTTTGAAGGCGACCTGGTTAAGACGGCCTATTGCTTGAAGGACGTGTATATCCTATATAAGTGGATGAAGATTCAAATCAACTTCCAGGATATCAATATGGAAGAGCATTTGAAACTGGCTAAAATGATAGATATAGATACAATGGGCGCGGCCGCATGTGCCGCAGGAGCATGTGAGGTATAATGTCAATATTTAAACCAGGACCAGAACTATTGGACGACCCAGAAGAAATTGCAAAGTACAATGCAAGAGCATATGATAGTATTGCAACAGGAATGTTACTTGTGCGCGATAGCGATAAATGGGTTCCACCAAAAGTCAAGGGATTCAAATTCCGAGAAAAGAATGGAAAAAGATGAGTAAAGAAGTTATAAACCATGTGTGTTCATATTGCGAAAGCCCCTTTAAGCTTTCCTATGACCCAGACGAGGTAACAAGCCTGCCAAAGTTTTGCCCCATGTGCGGCGAAGAAACTTTGGCAGAACTAACAGAAGATGATGATCAAGGCGAGGTAGACTTCGGAACCTACGAGGAAGAAGATCCAGTCCTGTGATAAATACTCCATAAGGAGTATGATAATGTGGACATATGAAGATAAACCGTTTGACGAATCCATGATTGGAGAGAATATCGGTTTTGTATATCTTATAACCAATACAGAAACAGGCCGACAATATATCGGCAAAAAACTTTTCAAATTTACCCGAACAAAAAAACGCAAAGGCAAACGTAACGTCAAAGTTAAAAAGGCCTCTGATTGGGAACTCTATTATGGTTCTAACGAGGAACTAAATCTTGATGTTGAAGTTTTAGGAAAAGAAAAATTCTCCCGTACAATCCTAAAATTATGTCCGAGTAAAGGCCAATGTAATTATTGGGAAGCGAAATACCAATTTCAATTTGAAGTCCTGGAATCCGACAAATGGTATAATTCCTGGATTTCCGCAAAAATACACAAAACACATGTGCAACAAAAAGTCACAACCCCTGTGCTTTAATATCGTTTGTGCATTGCAGCGAAACCTGTTATCCTGAGTCTAAATAAATCGTAAAGACAAAAGGAGATAAATATGTTTACGAATACGACTGCCGGAATTGGGAATGCTTTGCTTTCCATGTTCCGTACAGAAAAGTCAGAAACACCGCTGGTAAAAATGTTCCGCGTGGAGTATGGCAGAGAATATAGAAACGCAAAAAAGTACGGTGCCACAGTGAATGATTCATTTGTGAATGAATTCATAAAGAACACCAGAACGTAACCAGAACAAAAAGACGTAATATTATTGCGCCAGAGCCTATAAAATAGCAATATTTGTAGGCTCTTTTTTTATGCTCGGCCTCTTGTAATTCCTATAAAAAAGCTTATATTGGTAGTATGGACAAAAACTTCATAGTTTCCTTACTTGCTAAAAGTGATCACGCTGTCGCCCGCGCCCTAGTCGTCTTAAACGAAAGACAGACTGCACAAGAGCAAAATTCCAAAAATACCATTAACCATAACGGCCGCGGTTTTAAGCCGTGTCACGCTTTTATGGGCACTTCAATGGCAAATGCATTTTTGAAGTACGGGCGTTTGACGCCCAAGCAAATTGCATATTGGCGAAAACCCGATAAGCGCGGAACGCCGCGGATTGCATGTTATTGGAAGCAACTACTAGAAGTTGCACAAGCGAAGGCCCAGAGTAAACAGAATGTATCTTAAAACTTTCAGAAAATACGCCGAAATTCCTTTGCTATTGCAAGAATATATTCTCACGGTTTCCGGTCGAAAGGAAATTGGGGAATTGACGTTAACAGAGATTAACGACTATATCGCAGGACTAGAAGATTATTATGGGGACAACTCAGAGTTGACCCAGTAGGTGCGTCGGAATGTCGCACTTGCGGCCTCTTGTAAAACCGCCTAGCAATGCTTATATAGGATGTATGACAATGAGGAAGATTATGACTTTCAAGAATGCAAAGCTTCAAAAGCAATTAACTGTAGCCCAGTGGGTTACACTTTGCGAGGCGCTTGACGGCGTTTGTGTCGATGATGCCGAAATTCAAGAGACACTTTCGGACATGGATTATGAAACTGCCATGGACCATCTTGAAAATTATGATGGTGTTTGGGGCGCTTAATCATGAATCTCTCGAAGGAAATTCCATCTAAGATGGTCGAAACTGTGCAGTGTATCAAGGTCGAAGGGCCGGCATCGCCGCATGATTGGTTTCCAGTTTGTTTTCGTGAAACTGAAACTGACATGTTGATTGCTTTTGCAAAGACTAACGCGCAGATTCAGATTGCTCCCGATACAACTTCCATAATCACTGCGGCATTTACGCTGGCGCTCTTTATTGTAGTCGCCCATCTTGCCGCGTTCACAATGATTAACAACTATAAGGCGATTCGTTAATGAATCTTTATAAGGCGTTTTATAAAAACAAGAGTATTGAAGTCCATGCGGACACGCAATACGCGGCCCAGCTTAAGGCTGCCGCACTTTTCAAGGCAAAAAAGTCTTGGCAGGTAAATGTCTCACTTTTGGAACTCAATGGGGTTCCCTACTTTCACACCGCTGTTAACTAAAGGAAAACAAAATGGCTAAAAAGATCAAGCTGCCCGAACACACCAAGGAAGAACTTAAGACTATGGTCGAAAAGTTTTTCGAAAAGGGCGGAGTTATCAAGGTTTATCCTACGCGATACGCCACGGGCGCTTACCGCGCGACTCTAACTTCCGTTCATAAGCAGAAGTAAAACATGGGACGCAAAACTTTCAATGTGGCAGATTTTAAGAAGTCTGTGAATCAGGTTCTGGCGCGCTCAATGTGTGCGCCAGATATCCGACAGGGTTGGATTAATGCTCTAGAAGTGGCATTGTATGACTCTGGCAATTACAAGGGTTACAACTACTTGAACGTTAATGACGTTCCGCCTGGCGAAAAGCCCGGCATTCGTGGCGTGGACCCCGTGTCAAAATTCATTGATACGGACATGACTCGCCGATTTTATATCTAACAAGGAAAACAAAATGGTTAACAATGCTCAACTAGTCGCTGTTTCAAATGCTCTTGATAAGATCACGGACGCCGACACTATGCGGCAGGCCCTGCATATTTTCAACTTGCGCCAGCGTTATTTGCAGTCTCTTACTGCAATGACTTTCCGCAAGGGACAGCGAGTCGAGTTTGATGCTCGGTCACGCGGAATCGTCAAGGGTGTGATCACTAAGATTAACACTAAGTCCGTGAAGGTTCTGGCTGATTCTGGCATGAAGTGGAACGTTTCACCTATGTTTCTGAAGGTAATCTAACATGGAAAAGAAACGCACAATTACCGTTGAATTGACGGATGAGCAGATTGACTGCATTATTGAGGCGGTTCAGGAACTTGAATCGACGCGCCCAGGCATGGAAGAAGTCAAGCAGGAAGTGCTTGATATCTTTTGGCTAGTTTAAGGAATCATGAAATGATTGAACAGAAACATTTAGACCGTTATGCCGCTCATTGTATCGCTGATTATAAGCGATGGTCCAAGGACCCCGCAATGCTTGAAAAGGCGAACTATAGCATTGAATTCGATTGGGGTAACAAGTTTATTCGTGTTTGGTCCTCATCTTGGGGTTCCCGCTCTTGCCATTCGTTTATTGCGATTGGTGCAAGCCCGAAGGACAAGTGGCCGGAAGGCACGATTCTCAAGTGTGCAACTTGGCGAGCCCCTGCACAGAATTTCGCCCGTGGCAATATCTATGATGCAAATCTTTCCCGCGTAACGTGGACTGGCGCCCAGTAATGTCTGGTAAACCAACACTTTATACAAAAGAGGACTTGCTCCGCATGTATTCGCAGCGCAAGTCCAAAATGGAACGCGGTTCCGAACTTGTGAATCTTGGTAAGTACGGGCAGCCCTATATGTGGGCTTCCCGCGCTCTTTTGACAAAGAAGAAAAAGAAGAAATAATGTATCCGAAACTTTATAAGTTTCTCGAAAAGTATGGTTATGAGGAACATGAAATCCGTCTAGGCCACCGTATGGTTTTCGGCGAGAAAAAGGATTATTGGGAAGATTATCTGGAAGTTCCAGTTTATATCTTACAGAAAATGCAGAAGGATTTGGAAAAGCAATGAAAATCCGTAAACTCTATACCGAAGAATGGCTGACCAATAATGGTGTGCCGCGGCGCTGCATGTTTAGCGCCGAAGCCGTACAGGACGAAGGTTCTGATGCTTGGCGAATTCATATGTATGCCGATTATGTTGAGAGTGAGGACGTGACCGTGGTTTCTGACCCTCTTGAGGTTATGACGGAAATGCATGATCGTTATGTTGAAACAATGCTTGAAAGGTTTTCGCAGTGAAAGCTTACGAATTACTCGACTCTCCCGAAAAATGGGCCAAGGGCTGGTTTGCCTATGATAATGCCGGTGTTGGCTGTTATTCAACTGATAAACAGGCTGTGTCTTGGTGCGCTTCCGGCGCAATTCGAAAATGCTATGGTTATGCCGATGATTCCTCAATGGAAACGGATGAAGAATATGAGGCAGGAATTAAATTGCGTCTTGCTATACAAAAGCATCCCGGCCGTTATACTTCCAATATTGCGGAGTGGAACGATGCTCCGGAAAGAACGTATGAAGAAGTTTACAATCTCTTGAAAGGACTTGACTTATGATCGAAGAATTTGCCATCACAGATCAACTTGACGAATTGTGGAATGATGTAATCGTCATGTTTCGGCAACAGAACCTTATTAATGAAAAATTGGCCGCGAGAATTGTGGAACTCGAAAAGAATGCCCACAAGCCGGTGACATTTGTTGCCGACGAAAATGGATTTTTGAAGATCGCAAAGGAGAGCGAATAATGGTCGCAATTAATTTTAAAAGATTGACAAAAGCAGTAGGAATCGTTTTTGGTTGCATTCTACTCGGAATTGTAATTGTATATATTCTTGGGTTAATATCCTTATATTTGACATTTGAAATATTCTTTTGGTCTGTGATCGTTGCATTTGTATTGTGGGCCATTGGCATGGCCTATATGATTTTAGGGGATGAAAACATATAATGAGTACCACTTATCAAGTAGTTCCGGACGGCGAAGATTATTCTTGGCATGATGCCCAGGAATTCGATTCGTATTTTCCAGATAGCGCCGCTGTTTTGTGGCTTGAGGAAAACGATTGCCATTATGATTATCAGTTTATGCGTATGGGCGGAATTCTGAAAGTACGCGACAAGGATAAGCCCGAAAAGGTATGGCGCCTACGCATTTATGGTGAATCCGTGCCTACATATTTCACTAATTTAATTGAGGAGAATGAATAATGGTTGTATATTTTACAGATAAGGGAAAGCCGTTTCTTGGTGTTTTCGAAAAGGCCCGTGATATCACGGAGGTCCTTGAAGGAACGCCGAATCCGTCTGATTCGTATATGATGCTTCCCCGCGCGTATTCCGATGTTTAATCTGGATACGACCAGATTCCTTTTTGAGTGGTTGGTCGTTACCCAGTTAATATCTTTTTTATTGCAATTCACCTAAATTGTGATATAATAACTATATAGGTCATTGAATCTATAACAAGGAATACGGAAATGTATAAGGTAACTCTATCAAATCAAGCGGAAGTGATTTTCCCATCTTTTGAACGTGCCATGAAACACATGTCCGGACAGGTATACATTCCTGTGCCGGCTCGTTATGTTTCCGAAGTCGTGGAATGCGGTAACGTATTTCAGACAGATTCCGGCAAAGCAACAATGGAAAAAGTTTCGTAGTGTTACGTTTGATGATGCATTTTTATTTACTCTTGGCGGCTTTTAACCTATGGATTATGATCGCTCTTAATTTAGACACATGGCCACTTGCTTTGATGAATTTGGCATTGATTGTGTTTTGCCTGATTGAAGCATATAAAATTTATAAGGAAACTGAATGAATTGGATTCGTTATTATATCTGGCATAATCCGGTGTTTTGGATATTGCTGGCACTTCTAAATTCGGTATTTTTGTATGAAGATATCTTTGTGCAAAGTGATTGGTCATTTTTAGGCGCGCCCCTTGGCCTTTTCGCCATGGCCGCATGTCTATGGACTGCTTATATGGAAATTGTGTATCCTTACAATGGCTAAAACTTATGCAACAGTAGGTGATATTGAGGTTCTGCAAAATGAACTTGAAAGATTGCGTAAAATCATGATTAGTATGTCAGAAGTGCAAAGAGAAGGTCTCCAAGTTTCTGAAAGATTGAATCGGCGCATTGGTGAATTGGAACAAGATAAACTAGACGAAATAAATCGGCGAAAAACAAACTTTTTCCCGTGGTAAGGAACAATAATGGCTAAGAAAAATAAGAATATAGAGCCTGTGGAACATAAATCAACCGCAGAAATGGTTGCTGACTTTCTGGCAGCAGGCGGTAAAATTCAGAAATTACCCACGCGACCTGCTCCCGGTGCATACCGCTCCGGTGTAGTTGGCGCAATGTCTAAGAAGTAAGGATATATTATGACTGGTCTTGAACAAGCAGCTTTTTGGGGCGCATTTTTTGCCATCTTCCTGCCCGTTTACCTTTATGTAACCGGCAAGTTTAAAAAGTCTGCTATCGGTAAGCCAACCGAAGATGAACGTAAGGCATCTGGCGATACACTTTAATGGCCAAAATGCAAACATGTGGCGGTTGCAGCGGTTACGGAATTGTATCTGATTATCGCGGAGGCGATTTTAATGGCGCCATGGAATGTGATGAATGTGAAGGCTCAGGATATGTCCGGCCGCGTGATGCCAAAGGCCGTTTTTTGAAAATAGATTATCCAGAATATTGTCAGACTTGTCAAGGTATCGGTATTCTCCAGGAAAAATCACAGCTTGGTCCCGAATTTTATAATGCAACATATGTTGAATCAAAATACTGCCCAGATTGTGGTGGAACAGGTTACAAATGATTGAACTTTATACCCGCAAGGAAACTTGCTCTTGGTGCATTAAGGCAAAAGAAAAGCTTAATGCCGCGCACTATGATTTTAAGGAAATCGTTGTTGGTGAAGGTATTTCCCGCGATGATTATATCCAGAAGTTTTGGGCCAATGTCCCAAACCCACGTCCAACAGCACCCCAGATCGTTGTTAATGGCTTTCATGTCGGTGGATATGAAGAATTAGTTAAGTGGCTTGAATTTCAAAAGGGAGATAGTATATAATGTATAACAAATATGATTTGAAGGAAACTTTTTCGAAGGGCGTTGTTACGGTTGTGTTCGAAAAGACAGATGGTACAGAACGTGTCTTGAAGGGCACGCTGCTATCTGAATATCTTCCAAGCAAGGATTTTGATGATTCTGTGGAGACGCCTGAAAAGGAGCGTAAGCAGAATGAGAACATTCTTGCAGTTTGGGACCTTGAGAACAACGGTTGGCGCTCGTTCCGTGTCGATTCAATCAAGAGGCTAATTGTAGAATAAGGAGTTATTATGAAGCGTTTATATGTGAGTTTGCTGGCCTTGGCATTGTTTGCCACGCCAGTTATGGCCGATACTGTTTATCAGGCCGATGAAGGTCAGTGGGAACTGAAAGGTTATTGGGATTATAATCCAAATAAGCCGGGTTCATGTGTCATGTCCACAATTTGGCCGTCAGGTGAATTTGAAGGCTCACGTATAAACCTGAATATTTTTCCCCGTATTGATTTGACTGAAAATCTGACGTTGACAATTTATAATCCCCAATACGATATGAATCGTGTCGGTGGAAATAAATGGGAAAAGTTTAATGAAACTGCCATGTTTATCAACAATGGCCAACGTCATTTTGTTGATTTTGTATGGCAGTGGTATACTGACAATAACAACAGCACGGTTATCATTCGTGAAATCTCGGATGAATTTTATCGGCTGTGGCGTGTATCTGAGGAAGTAATTTTCTTCCCCAATACAGATTCAGAAATCCTGGTTGGCCTTCGCGGCACACAGACTATGGATGATCTAGTAGAGGAATGTGAACTGGTTGTAACTGGTCAAATGGAATAATGAGTAGAACTGTAGTAGTATTAGAAACGGCCGGACCTGAGTATCGTGTCCGGCTGATAGATAACCCTGAACAATTATATCGAGGAATTAACGCGAATACCTCCCGATGGATTCCCAATTCCGAATATATTCATGAGCAGTTTGACGGAATCATGACATATCATGGTCGAGAAGCCGCACTGCATTATGCACGGTATCTTTCGCAATTGCCTGGAAACGCTGATTTAGAAGGCGGAATTCAGGTCATTGACATTTGGTCGGATATAGAGTATCCTAACCTCTGATTTAATCACACATTAAGGAATTAATATGCCTATCTCGTCGCCGTCAAAGGTCGAACCCGATTTGCGCGAAGATTACAGCACCGAAGCTTTGGCTAATGCCTACAACTGGTATAATTATTGGCAAGATTCTGCCAAGGCCAAGGACTACACAATCAACTATCTCAAGGATATTGAATTCTCGAAAGAGAAGATTGCGGCCGTAAAACGAATTCCAGAAAATCAATTTATCAACAGCATTGGTTGGAACGCCCGTATCCTTACACTTGGCGGTTCTTTGCCTGATGGTTATCAAGATCGCATGATGATGAAGCTGGAGAAGCTTATTTCATCGGATGATGCCGTTTCAGCAGATGATGAAATCAAGACGGAGACTGAAAAGGTTGTTTCCGTGCAAGATCGCACGAAGGAGAAAATCTCCAACTATATCGCTTTGCTTGAAATCGAATTAGATAATAACTATAAGGACCGCGATTATACATTTAACATGTATGAGTGGCTTTCCAAGAACGAAATCAAGCCTCTGGTGGCCCGCGCCATTGCAGATTATTTTATTCCCACATATAACGAATTGATTGACGTCCTTGGTGACGGTGATGCCGATCTGAAGGAAGGTTACGACCATCTTGATAAGGCAGATAAGATCAAGACTCTTAAATTCCTCCAAGGAATTGTTGATGATGCTGAAACATTCGCGGCCAACGTAAAGAAGGCCACGCGGAAACCTCGCACACCAAAACCTAAATCAGCCGAAAAACTTGCCGCAAAGGTAAAGTACAAAGAGTCGGATGATAAATATAAGATTAAGAGTGTCCGACCAATTGACATTATCGGTTCCGACCAACTATGGGTGTTCAATACGAAAACCCGCTATCTCGGAATTTATAAGTCTGCTGGCCCCGCAGGATTGTCCACTAAAGGGACAAAGATTCTTGGCTATGACGAAAACGAATCTATCTCGAAGAAACTGCGTAAACCAGAAAAGCATCTTGGTATTGTTTCACAAGGAACAAAACCCCAACTCAAAAAGATCATGGACAGTATCACAGCAAAACCAAAAGCATTAAATGGCCGTATCAATTCTGATACAGTCCTTCTAAGGGTAATAAAACAATGAAAAAAGATACACCCGCAGGAGACGGAGGCACCGTCTTAAAACTTGCCGATGGCCCGAATCTATCGGCACAAATCATTCAGTTTCCAAAAAATAAAATTGTCCGTATGCCTGTTGAACCAGATGAGCCAGAAAAGTTGGCGAAATCAAATCGCAGGTTGGCGGATAATCTCATTTCTGAATTGACAACTGATTTGGTAAACGAATTGAGTATTGGTTATGATCTTGATGTTACTACTCCATCCTTCCAAAAAGATTTTTCTTATGCAATGGAATGTGTTCGCGCATCGATTTATAGATCATTCGACCTTGATCATCCATTTCATGAATACATTGATGCCAATGTAAAAGTGGCATCCAAAGAAGAATTGGCCGGACTAAAAGCCAACAACACAACAGCAGAAGTTGAATCGGTCTAAACAGGAATTTATATTATGCCATATGAAAGTGAAAATAATCCAACAGATAGGCCTTGTCCTAAATGTCAAGGCGAACTAGTTTATGATGTATGGGAATCCTCCGATGGAGGACATGAAGATTTACAATTTCACTGTAAAACTTGCGGACATAGTTTTTGGATAGATGGAATTGATTCATGATTTTAGTTGATTATAACCAGGCATGTATCGCTGCTATTATGGTGGCCGGTGCAGACCCTAAGAAGTTGGACGAGAATATGTCTCGCCACATTACACTTAATATGATTCGCTCTTACCGCTCCAAGTACAAGGAGAAGTATGGCGAAATTGTTATTTGTGCAGACAACCGCAACTATTGGCGGAAAGAAGTATTTCCATATTACAAGGCCAAGCGCAAGATTGCGCAGGCAAAGTCACCATATGACTGGAACGCTCTTTTCACGTCCTTGAACAAAATCCGTGACGAAATCTCTGAAAATTTCCCATTTAAAGTGGTGAACGTCTCGCGCGCGGAGGCGGATGACATTATCGGAACTATTGCGCCTATGGCCGCGGTAAACGAGAAGGTTCTCATTCTTTCCTCAGATAAAGATTTTCTCCAACTCCAGAAATATCCCAACATAACCCAGTTCAGCCCGAACCTAAATAGGTTCATAACGACTGATAATCCAGAACGTCTTGTTAAGGAACATACGATTTGTGGTGAGCGGTCAGATGGTGTGCCTAATTTCCTTTCCGCGGATGATGTTTTCATGATTCCGGGCGGGAGACAGACCCCCATTTCAAAGAAGAAACTTGAAGTCTGGTTGACCCAGGAACCCGAGGTATTCTGCGACGATCAGATGTTGACCAGGTTCAAGCGAAACCAACGTTTGGTAAATTTAGACTATATTCCAAAGGACGTCCGCAGGGCGATCCTCGATGAATTTAAAAAAGAGAAAAAGCCAATTGGCCACAGTGAATTGACCAAGTATTTTATGGACAACAATCTGCGGAACCTGTTCGAAGTTATTAACGAATTTAAATGAATGAAGCTTTTGTATATAAATGGACCGATAAAACAACAGGAATGATGTATATCGGTGTGCATAAAGGTGATACAGATGATGGTTATATCTGTAGTTCTAAAATTATGATGCCATTATATAACGAAAGACCACATGATTTTAAACGTGAAATTTTAGCGAGTGGAACAGATGAATTTTGCCGGCAGAAAGAAGAAGAATTTCTGTTAGAAGTTGATGCCGCTCGAAATCCTCTATTCTATAATAGACATAATGGTAATAAGAATTTTGTAATGCTCGGCCCGGTTTCGGAAGAAACAAAAAAGAAAATGTCCAAAGGTAGAATGGGTATGAAATTTTCGCCTGAGCATAAACAAAGAATAAGTGATTCGATGAAAGGTAAAACACCACCTAACAAAGGTAAGCCGCATAGAATTGAAACTAAATTGAAAATATCAAAATCCCGATTGGGACAAGCTATTTCAGAAGAAACAAAATTAAAAATGAGCTTAGCCAAGAAAAGGAATAAAATATGAGTTCTGGAAAAAATCTATATGAAGTGTTTGATGAATTTGAAAAGGCGCCAACCAAGGAAGCCAAAAAGAATGTTTTGAGAAATAACAATTCTTTCGCTCTCCGTTCCGTCCTTCGCGCCAACTTTCATCCAAAGATTAAGTTTGTGTTTGATTCGATTCCTATGTTTAGGCCTTCTGATATGCCGGCTGGCATGGGTTATTCATCTATCGATAAAGAGATAGGCCGAATCTATCTATTCGAGCAGGGTAATCCTGCTGCACCTAAGGAATTGACACAGGAACGCCGCGCCCAATTGCTGGTGCAGATTCTTGAAGTCCTTGAAGCACGAGAGGCCACAATCTTCTGTGCCATGATTATGAAAGATTTACAAAGCAAGGTCAAGGGACTGACCAAGAGTATTGTAAAAGAAGTATTTACGGATATTGACAATTAATAGTGGGTGGCGGGAACTATAATATGCAAAACTGCATAAAAGGCAACGCGCATGAAAAGAAACTACAAATCAAAGCTGGAAAAGTTAAACACTGCTCCGCTTAAAGGCGAACGTTTTAGACCTACGCATGATGATGTAGTTAAGTGGTTCCGCATCTTGAACCGGGAGATGTTTAATTCCTCACTAAAGACAATACCAGAAATTGATATCAGAGTACGCCGTGGAACACATGCGTATTTCTGCTGGACTATCGATACCAAGAATAGAGACTATGTTTATCCGAAGCTTTGTATCAACAAGATATATGCTTCTAAAAAGCAATTTGTGGAAGTTTTGGCACACGAAATGATTCATTATCACCAAGTGTTGCATAATAATCCTCCGGGGCATGGCCCGAATTTCCATGAGTGGACGGAAACATTTAACAAAAAGGGGCTCCGATTATTGGAGTTAGGTTATGAAAAAACCATATGTGAAAAGTAATTTTGAAGGCTTCCCACTTGAACCGCCTGATACACTAGTCGAAGAATTTTATCACAACAAACAAAATCGAGCCGATAAGCGACAACAAAAGTGGCTCAAGAAACGTGATCACGATGATTACGATGATTACGACCGGGATTACGATACGTAATGCGCTCACTAATCACCATAATTATTTTCTTCTGGCTTTTGTGGCTTGCATCCGGAACATTTATGAATTATGATGAATGTAAAGAATTCGGATTCAATACTACGTTTTGCACAGGATATCCTGCAAACTAGCCTGCGTCAACTTGTCGCACTTGTAAATCCTAAGATCATTCTTATATGTGGAATGAAGGACAATTTATCATGAAAAATATTAAAGCTTATAATCAGAGAATGCAAAAGTCCCTGATTGATAAGCTTTTTTTCATTCCGCGCGTCGACTCGGAAGTTTATGTCGATTTTGGGTGCGCTGACGGTACACTCCTAGGTTTCATGAAGGACAACTTCCCCGAGCATACATATGTAGGTTTCGAAGTTTCGGCCGTGCAACTTGAAATTGCACATGAAAGGTTTCCTGATATCACTTTCACAGATTCGTGGTCTGCAATCCTAAAGTGTATTGAAGGCAAAAATGCAACCTTGATTCTGTCAAGCGTGATTCATGAAGTTTACAGTTACACAAGCGCCGCTGAAATAAAGCAATTCTGGAATCGCGTTTTCTCTAGTGGTTTCAAACACATAGTCATACGTGACATGTCGATATCCGAAAATTATATCAATGAAATCATAGACTTAGAGACAGTCGCCAACATTCGTCGGAATGTTGAGCATAAACAATACCTTAAAGAGTTTGAAGCAAAATGGGGAAAAATCTCTATTGGAATCAACTACTTACACTGGTTACTAAAGTATACCTATCATGAGAATTGGGAAACAGAACTTTCCGAGAACTATTTGCCGCTGCCGACAGAAAAGCTATTAGAGCAGGTTCCAGAGCAATATCGAATCGACTACTTATCAACCTATGTCCTTCCTTGGACGCGCTCCAAGGCGCTGGAAACGTTCGGGGTTGACTTGAAAATACCTAGTCATATCAAGATGATAGCGACATTGAAATAATCAATGGGGTGCGTCGGAATGTCGCATTGTAAAATCGCTCTTGAATCACTATATTAAGTGTATGAGCAATTTTGAAATAATTGATACGGAACAGGACCAGAACATGTCTGAGGACATTTTTCACAAGTATGATTATCCTAACACTTTTTGTTTCAAGGCGCCTGTCGTTAACGGCGAATTTGATGAATTGCATAAGAAAATGTATGAATTAATTCTTGAGGACGTCCGCGTGGATAATGCTTTCTTGCGCAGTGAAGGACGTCCCGATTTGCGTTATGTAGTGCGCAAGCGTTATCGCGGCCCGCGCGCCAAGTATGGCCGCAAGGGTTCGCTCGGCCAGTCTATGTGTTTGAAGGCACACGGAACTTCCGCCGCTGTTTATGTTTATCTTGAAAGAACAAATTAATATGAATGATTCTGCTAACTGGCTAGATACTTGGCCGCTTGATGATTTGGTCTCGGTGACCGAACGTCTTAACGAGGCTTTTCTTGAAACTGGCGAATTGACCGCAACAGAAGTTTCACGTTACAAGCGTATGACGGCCGAAATAGTTCGCCGCATGAATTCAAATCTTGAGGGTTTCTAATGAAAAAGCTTCCGCGCCAATATACACAGTACGTTTTCAAGTTTATTCCTCCCCAGGAAATGGGACTGGACGATCCTATGTGGGAAATTTTCACGCCTGACGGCAAGAAAACAAATGTGCAGATTCAAGATTCACGCTCTTACGGCGGGGGTTTTGGTGTTAACGAATATGCCCCGGACTTTTCGTGGGTAATGGAAATCGGCGAAATGTATAATACTTTGGATTATGCAAAAATTGTCGCCGCTGAATATCTCGATAAGCTTGCAAAAAAGAAGGCCGCTTAATTATGTCGCCCAAGGAATTCAAGAATCTCCCGCGTTATGAAAACGGTCGCTTGATCGATTTGCCCGCGATTTTCTATCGCTTGACGCCCACGCAGGTTCTTAATCTTGATAGTGATGATTATTCTTATTATCATGAATTAATGGAAGAATTAAACATTATGTATGCCGAGGAAATTCGGTATCTCAAAAAGGAAATGGAAGCCGCTTAATGACCCGCGCACAGTATAACGATTTTATTAAGATTTACAACGCCGCTGATTTGGCCGGCTCTATCGCCGCGCGAAATTGTCTGCCGACCGCAATGGTCGTGACTCAGAATGGCAAGCCCATTGAAGTGGTTAATGACGGCGTTTGCGGTTTTGCTTGGGTGAATATCAAGCCGGGTAATTCTGGTTTTGCTAAGTTTCTCAAGAATAACGGCTATGCCCGCAAGGACGACTATTATGGTGGCGTAACTGTTTGGGTTTCTGGCTATAATCAGTCAATGCAGAAAAAGGAAGCCTATGCCGGCGCCTTTGCCCGTTCGCTCCGTGATGCAGGTTTCGACCGCGTTTATTCAATGTCTCGAATGGACTAATGGAAAAAATTAGTCTTTATCGTTACGGCTATACGATTAATAGCAACGATCCGAAGCTTGCTGAAATTATGCAGAAAGTGGAAACTTTCAAAAATGCATATAATGAAATCAAAGATTTATATGAAGCGGGAAAGCCCGTTTATGTCGAAGTAACTTCCGGCGATTGGAAGGGTTCAATTGCAAAGTTTGTAATTTCAAAGTTTGTTGAGCCCCAAATGCATCGGCTTCACAATTTTCATAATACGCATGAATCGCATAATTTTGAAGGCGCTATGCTAGGCACTTTGGCCTGGGACGGTCGCAAGAATTCAGTTAAGGTTTCCACATATGCCGGAAATCTTGTCTGGCTTAAGGATTATTATGGTCCGACTCTTTATAAAAAGGTCGATAAGAAGGCTGTTGCAGCAAAGATCAAGGCGCAGGCAGTTTTCAAGGACCGCGATGGCAACGTTTTAAATATAAGCGATAAGGTTCTTTACGTGAATATCCGCTACGGTTCAGGCTCGCGCCTTGAACGCGGAACTATCACTGAAAAGAAGGTTAAGGCTGGTGTCCCGTATTTGGTAATTCTGCGGGAAGATGGCAGCGAAAATTCAACTATCGAAAATACCGAAAATTTGGTTATGAAGGTTTAAATGAACTACGATATAGTAAGGCATTTTATGAATGGTTCCAAAAGAACCATTTACACCAGACTCACTTTGGAAGAGGCGCAGGCGCATTGCAGCGACCCCGAATCATCTTCCAGAACTTGCACGTCCTCGGTCGGTAAGGCACGGACGCGCAAGAGCGGCCCTTGGTTTGACGCATATACGGACAGGTAAATGTCAGAAGAAACTTCCAAACGTTTAATTGATCACTTGGCGCGCGAATATGATCACGCGGAAGATGCCTTGTATAGGGCACAGGAAAATTATGCAATGGCGCTTGCCACAGAAGTTGTGGAAGGCCTAAAAGCAAAATATCCCGCCTCCCGGTTTCGTGTCTGGGCAAATCATGGCTTTCTTGGTCTTGATGCCTATTCATTTTCAGACGAAAAATTCAAGTCACTAGACAATTGTTGGAAGTGGGAAGATGAAAACACTTCTGTTCCTATGTTTGTCCTTGAAGGCTTTACTAAAAGCTGCTGGGAAGAATTGCAGGCATTTGATGAATCGGTTAAGCTTGGTTCCTTTGAAATTGAAAGTGTTAAACCCTAATGGTACAAGTCACTGAATTCTGGCTCTGGCGCGATGGTGAGAAATTCCAAGACTCTTGGTATTGCTTCCTGGTTGATGAAAACCGCAAGAGCGATGGCGCCGTGGTTATCGGTGTAAACTATTCGGGTGGCAATATATTTGGTTTTAATGAACGCATGGGCCTTGAGGAGGCCCGAGGTCTCCATAAAGACTTGCGCCTAAACAAATATATTCCAATTGATCCTGCCCACAAGGGAATGGATTTTGATGAATTAATTAGACAGTATAAGATTATTGACAATGGTAAATAAAATGAATATTTTCGTGATGGTTTCTTTCGGTGACGTTCGGGTTTACCCTGCTGAAACTGAAAATCAGCTTAAGCTTCTTTGGAACGAACTTAAGGCTTGCATTGAATCTGAATCATATGGTAACAATGATTTGGGTGAAGCAATTTCCGAAGTTGAAAAACACCTTGCTAATCCCGGACAGTACAAGAATCCGCCTAAGGCGTTTCGCTCTGTTATTCGCAATTTCCTAATTGATCTTGGTGATGGTTGGGACAGTTTCGATACGGGCACTGGTTTTGATGTAATGGAGGATTTGGAAAATGTCTGAACCATATAGATTGTTTCTAGACGATATCAGAGAACCGCGAATCCGCGGCGATATTGAGGTTGTAATTTGCCGAGATTTTCAATCTGCTGTTGAAGCAGTTAAGACGCGCGGCATTCCGCAGGAAATCGATTTTGACAATGATCTGGGACTTCTCTCAGAAGGCGATGGCCGAGATTTTGCCAAGTGGCTTTGCGCTTACATGATTGACAACGAGAAAAAGTGGCCGCCTGATTTTAAGTATTATGTCCATACGGGCAATCCCGTGGCCGGCAGATTCATTAATGATTATATGGCTGAAATAACAGAACTGGATATTTTGAAATGACCAAAACACCAATGAGCGATAAATCCGAAGTAGTGAAGAATGCCATTGAAGCCTTTCTTCCCGGCACGGCAGAAGCAATTCGATTGTGTAAGTGTCCCTTCTGCCAGAGTGATATCAATATTGCAGATTTTGTGGATTTGCTTTCATTGCGTGAATATGAAATTTCTGGCCTTTGCCAGGGATGCCAAGATGAATTTTTTAACCCAATACAGGAAGTATTATAATGCAAACAGCAACAGTTGAAAAGAACGCTCACTATTTTGAGTTTCTCGAACACCTCCGCGAGTCGGGGAAGATCAATATGTTTGGCGCCGTGCCATATTTGGCCAAGGCTTTTGACCTTGATCGTGGAGAGGCTTCCGAGATTTTCTGGGAATGGACGCGCACCTATGAAAACTAAATCTGACATTACGGTTATTTGCCGTCTAGACGGTGTGGAGACCCGCCGCCGTGTGTTCCGATACGTTATAAACAAGGATAAGAACGGTGAATTCATCCGTTGGATGGGTAACAAGAAATATATTGATCGCAGCATCACGCCGCCATCTGTTTATTCGGATGCACGTACAATTCGCTCCACACCCTTTGCGGAAATCCTGCAAGGTATCAGAC